CGATAAAGAGATCCCTTATTAATAAGTTTAATAGAGGACAGGCTATCAAATTGTCTTTAGGTACGTTGTTAGTAGGAGCTCAACAAGTTTCTTGCCAAACAGCAAGTGTTCTTAAATATGAACAAAGTAATTATGAATGGATACCTTTTTTATTATTTATAGCATTATTAGTTTTCAAAACCGATAATAATAATAAAGGAAATAGGAATAAAGAGATGAAAACGGCATATAAAATAGTAAATGGAAAATGTTCACCCTTCGAAGCAATTGATATGAACATTAAATTGGATAGAAATAATAAATGGAATATACCACTAGCGTTTAACCCTACAAAAGAAGAATATAATGAATTTGAATGTTTTTGTAGCAGTAATAAGAAAACGATGGCATGTTTTATAAATGACCCCTATACAGAATTAAAGGAACCATTTCTATACAATCCATGTGCTAAAAATAATTATTTATCAATGAGAAGATTAGCAGCAGTAAATAACAAGACAGATGCTAATATTTTAAGTCAATTTACAGAATATGTGGAAGGAATAATGAAAAATGAGATTTATCCTATGATAGATCAGCATTTCCAATATGATGTAAATCAATGGTACAATCACCTAGATGCAGATAAACAAGATCAAGTATCACAATTTTTACCAGATTCAAGTAGATATATACCTTATTCTTTACCGAATGAGATTAGTACAGATTATGAAAATTTTGTGAAAACAGAGAAACAACTAGGAGAGATAAATGAATGGCCCAAAACAAGAGCAATTTGCAGCCCATCTGCAGCTTTTAAATTTTTAATGGGGCCTCCAATTTTAGCTTTAGAAAAACTATTTAAAAATAGATTTCTAGGTTATGTGGTACCAACGACTTGGTCAGAACAAGAGAAAGTTTTGATAGATGATTATTTGGATGGTTTTACTCAACAATTGAGTGGAGATGCATCAGGATATGATAATTCTAGAACTATAGAATTAAAAAGGATTATAGATTTTCCTATTTACAGGTATTTAGAACAAAAAGGAATGATTAGCCATGTTTCGATAAAACAATGGCAAGCAGTTTATAAAGAAAATAGGAAAATAAAAATGGTAGTTAAGTTAGATAAGAGAATGTTGAATTTGGGAAGTATGACAATACTAGGAAGAACATTCAGTGGAAGCCCAGATACTACACTTATGAATACCATTACGATGTCACTCGTTATCAGGTTTATACATGAATATTTATTGAAGATGTCAATACATGAGTATAAACCATGGACTAAAGGAGATGATTTTGCTGTAAGATATCAAACAGGAGTAGATTTAGAGAAAATAAAAATAGCTTATTTCAAAGTTTTTGCACTTAAGACAAAAGGATATGTACAAGGAAAAACACATGGATTAGGCTTAACAGCAAAATTCTTACAAGAAGGAGGAATTGAAAAAATGGAATTCTGTTCACAAGAATTCTTTTGGAATAAAGGATTAATAAAAATTGTAAGAATAATAGAAAGAGTCATTGATAACGACCCTTGGTCAAGAAAATTAACAAATGGAGGAATTAATACTCAGATCTGTTTCTCTATAATGGAAGCAGCTCAAAAATGGGCCAGAGGGAATAATATATTCACTGCAATTTATACGAAAATGATTGAATCAACTGAAAGAAGAATAACGAAAATAAAGCCTGGAAAAATTAAGGAAAGATTACAATTAAATATAGAAAAACAAGGTTATGCAGATAGAATAGGAGGATACTGGGAGCAGCAACAGTTAGTAGAAAGAGTGTCAGAACAAGATATTGACCCTTATGATTATGAAAAGCACATATATGAAAAATATGGATTAACTTATACGGATATAATCAATAGGTTAGCACTAGACTGGAATACTGCATTAGATTTAATTTATGGAGATAACTTATTAGAGA